ATTCCTTGTCAAGCCTGTAATCTGCTTCTACATTTTTTTTGACCATTTCTAAATCAATTTCGAAATGATTCGGCAAATGCTTTTTATATATATCTTTGAGCTCGCTCATAAATGAAAAAACAATGTTTGTGTTTTGTTTTTCTTTTGTTGATTGCCTTGTCAATCTGCAAAAATCGTTTCTCCTGGCTATTCTTGGAAGCGTTCCAAAAACGCTGCTTTGAGTTGAAATCCCTCTCGTTCTTGACGTCTTTTGATATTTGGTCGTAAGAGCTGCGCGCCTTATTCCTTTTAATTTGTCTTTTTCGATCTTTTTGTAAAGCCCTACTGCTTTGCCTTCTTTCATAAAAATTACGTCTTCATCAATAATGTAATCGTAATGCTCTTTTTTTGGCGTTGTTTTGATCAGATTTTTGCAATCTGAAATCTTTTTTAATTCAATTTTTTTCATCTTGTTCCATTAATTTTAATATAAATTCAGAATAATTTTTCAATTCTAAATCATCGATTTTTTTATTTAACCAATCTACGACCTTTTCAAATGTTCCGGATTCATAAGCAAGGCAAAATCTTTTAATTTCTGCATTCAAAAAACCTTCAAGCTCTTGATCTGGATTCATTCCAGGGTAAGATCTGTCATTGCTCATTTCGTCTTTAAAATGAAAAACATCGACCGCCCAATCATCCAAAAGCTCTGAATCCCATTCATTGGCCAATACATCAAAATCCCACTCTCCAAAATTTGCGTTGTCTTTTATAATAAATTCATTTTGCTTTTCCTCTGACCAATCTGCTACGTCAATCCAAATCTCTTTCAGGCCTGCTTCTTTTGCAGCTTTCAATCTCATATTCCCTCCCAAACAAATCATGTTTTTATTTACAACGATTGGCCTTTTTTCCATCATTTCAGGAAAATCCTTCAAAGACTTTACAAGTTTTTTAAACTTTTGATCCTTGATGATTCTCGGGTTTTCCGGATGCGGTTTTATTTTTGATATTTTTTCAAGCTTTCTCATACTCTTTGTATTTATCTTTTAATTGATCAATGATTCTTTTTAAACATGAAGAGCAGTTCGTAGCTTTTTGCCTGGTTTTAAAAACTCGGTTATAAATTTCAAAAAGATCTTTCATTTGTTTTTCATCTCTCAAAGTATTTCCGTTGTAATATTTGAAGAAATTTGTCAAGTAATCGTGTTCGGATTTTTTCAGCATTCCTTTTGCTGGAAACCATTCATTTAATATCTCTTTTCTTTTATCGCATCCGCACGGCCTTCCTGTTACCTCTGAAACTTTGTCCACTACTGCTTTAATTCCTGTGGCTTTGGTAATTTTTTCAATTTGATCTCCCAGGCCTTTACTTTTTGAAGTACTCATTTTTTAAAGCTTTTTTTATTTTTATTTTGCATCTTTTTACTGTTCTATATATTGTGCTCACGCTCAGGTTTGTAGCTTTGCTCATTTTTGCTTTATGAGTTTTAAATTGATATCTGTAAAGATTGAAAAGCTTTTTGTCAAACCAGTAAAACGTATCAACTATTTCATCAACTTTTTCATCAATTGTCTTTTTTTGGCCTTGCTCTTGGCTTTCCTGGATCAGTTTTTTTCTTTCATTTGATGTCATTTTGTTAAAATCAAAAGAAACGTATTTATTTTCCCGATCTAGCAAATCCAAAAAGAGATTTTTAATTGCCCTATATACTTTTAACGATTTACCCCAGTAAAATCGGTCAACAAATTTGATTACTTCTTCAGGTTTTTCTTCAATTTTTTCAATCTCTGAATATATTTTTAAATAAAATTCGTGAGTGATATCTTCATGGTATATCCCTTTGGGCTTGATTTCTCTTTCTACGTTTCTTGATATTCTTTTAATTTGATTGTAATTTTTATAAAATAAATCAAGGGCCTCTTTCTTTGTCATTTTTTGTTTAATTCTTTGTATTTCTCAATTATTTCAATCAAAAAAAAGCGATCCCATTTGAAACGATTTCTCTTTGATAAGTCAGCTTTGAGCTTGAGCTCTCCAAATTCTAACGCTCCGATCCTATCTACAATATTGTGAGTGTAATTTATTAGATTTCCATGTTTAAAATAATTACATTGTAAGCATTGGCCGTGTACATTTAATTCTGAGAATCGCAAAGATGGGTATTGGCCGGCTGAATAATAGTGGCCAGCTTGCAAAGCAACATATTTGCCGCAAGATATGCAAGGCTTTTTTTTGTCTCTTTCTCGGATGAATTTATGAAAATGCCTGGCAGCAATAGCTTTGAGCTGAGGGATTGTCTTTTGTTTGTATTTGGTAATCAAATGTTTTCTTTTATACTAAGGTATAATTTTTTTTTTATATAAAAGCCTCCTCAAAAACTTACGGGCTTTCAAAGAGGCCTTCAAACAAATCACAAAATGAAAAAAAATAATCCGTAAAGAGGATCAAGCTATTTATTTGCTTTTCTTTTCAACAAGGTAATCATTTTCTTTTAAAATATATTTTGCTTTTTCAATTTCTTCAGCTTTTTTGATTTGTCTTTTTTGTTCTCTGAAATGCTCAAATATTTCATTTATTATTACTCCGTCCATTTTTTTAAATTTTTATTTCATTAGGTTTTCTTCTCGTAAATTTTTTTGTTTTATTATTAAAATACGCTCTTTTTATGATTTTGCCATCAATTGAAATTTGAAAGCTTGACCATTGTCCAAATTGTTTTTTTGTTTGCTTAATTTTGCAAAAATCAAAAAAGTGAGAGGCTGAGCTCCCTACTTTTACATTTATTTCAGAATGCTCTTTCACTCCGTAAGATTTATTTCCTGTCCTTCTTCCTGCTTCAGAATAAGCGCAAGAATTAATTTCGTTCCATATTGGGTAACTTCTGCTCATTTTTTAAAATTTTTGTGTTTATTATTTCGTCAATGTATTCTCTAGCTGCTGCAAGCGTATGCCTGCGGGCCAAATATTTACCATCTTCATATATTTTATACTTGTAATATTTTTTAGGATTTACTCGAATCTGTAATCCCCAATTGCTATACTGGCTCATAGGTCTCAATTTAAAAAGGTAAATCGTCTTCTTTGTTTTGATGTTCAGTAAGCGCGTCTGTATTGAGGCTGCTTTGCATTTCAATCAAATTGATATTTGTCCAGTATTTATCAGGATTGTCTTTTCTTGGATTCGATGAAATTTGCGCTTTGCAAAGCACAGTATCTCCTTCGTTGATTCCGTTTGCAATTCCTGAATACATTCCTACCGCTTCTAAATACAGTTTTTTATCTCCAACTTGAAGTAAAAAAGGCTGGATTTCAAAATTATTGCCTCGAAGCTCAGGATCTCTTTTTTCTAAGAGGGTTGCTTTTAATTCTATTATCATTTTTTTAAATATTTATATCTTATGTTTGCGTGTTCGTTCAAAGCTTTCATTACATCTCTATGCGAGAGAGATCCAAAAAGATCAATTTCTCCGTCTGAAATCTTATTGAAAACAAATACAAAGTCTGAAATTTTAAAATAATAATATTTGTCAAATATAGACTCAGAAAGCCCGCGTATTTCGTTTTCCTCAAGTTTCTCTTTGAATTTTAATTTGTTGTTCATGTTTACAAGAAGGCCCATGATTAAGTAACCTACCTTTTCTTTGCTTGCTAATTTCGACATTTTTGTAAGGCTAGGAGAAGCAGAGTTTACCGCTTTTTCTATTGAGGTTACTTTAAGGCTTAGCGCGTTTTTAAGATCTAAGGCCTGTAATGATTTCTCTTGCAAATTTTGAACTGATTTCATTTTTTTTGTTTTTTATAATGATTTCATTTTCCCACGATGAGTTATTTAAGTAAGTATGCGGATTTTTTCTGAAAGATTTGTCCGGCGTTGATTTTAAGTAATCCGGAATATGATCCATGATGGCCTCTTTTTCTTTCTGTTTAAGAATGCGCCATTTTTTCAAACACTTTGGCTTATCAATTTTTTTGTCATACAAATCCCAAAAATCATCAAAGGAGGGAAAAATTTCAATTTTATCTTCAACTTTATTTTTATTTATATTTCTATTTCTATTTTCCATATGTTTTACATATGTCTTAGATATGTTTTTCATATGATCAGGTTTTTTCATTCTGTTTTTTCTCCTAGATTCCGAGTAAGCTTTTCTTTTTTGGATTTCCTCTTCGAGCCTTGCGTTATAAAATAAGCCTTCAGAGTCCTTTTTAAACTTCGAAAAGATATCTTGATCATATGTTTTACATATGTTAATCATATGTTCTTTTTTAAGCCTGCCATGATGAAACTGAGCGCAAAGCAATCGGATGTATTTTCCTACTTGCTCATCGTTTAAAAACATTGTGCCAGCTTGAAAGTCGCTCGGGTAAAATAAAAAGGCCGGATCTTTGCTCATTTTTCTGTATGCGTTTTTGCGATCATGATTGCATGATAAAAAATCTTTCTCATTTTTTCGGATGAACTTTCAATCATATATTCAAGTTTTCTTTTCCAGGGATCGGATTCATCTACGATCAATTTATTAAATTTAGATTGAAGATAATCAGATTTTTTTTTAAATTCCAAATCTCCCTCACATAAATCATCGTGTCTTTGTTTTGCAACTACCATTGTAGCATGATCTCTGTTTAAAAATTTACCAATTGTAGCGTATGGGATTGTTGGATAATTTTCCTTGATATAATGCACAAAAATTTTTACGAGATCAATCTTTTCTCTTCGCCTTGATTTGGATCTTATGTCAATGTAATATTCTCCTAAAATAAAATTTTGTAAAGGCCGCATTTTTGCGTACGGCCTTTCTAGTAAATCTGTTTCTTTCATAATTTTGTCAATACTATTGAATTTTTTACATTTTTCCATTTTGGAAGCTTTCTGATTTCTCCGTTTTTATCTACAAACTCATGATTTGGCTGGAGCATTGTCGTGCCTTTCTCTACGCCTATAAGCGCGTGTTTAAGGTGCGATTTCATTTTTTGCAGATCTTCCGTCATTTTAGCTACTTCTTCGCATTCTGAGTAATCTACGAGCCTCGGCCCTTCTCTAAAAGAAAGCTTATAATCCCCGTGAGCATAATAATCTACTGTCAGGAGTTCATCTTGAGCTTGTTCTTCAATTTCTTTGATTCCATTGTTTACCATTTGGACGAATCTTTTGAATTGAAGAGCTGCAAAGGAGGCCGTAATATCTCCTCTTTTGACTTTTCTTACAACATCATCTACGAACATTTGGCCCGTTCTTCTTTGACTTATGATTTTGTCCTGAGCTGACTCGAGCTCAGAAGACAAATTTACTTTTTCTTTTTCCATACTATTTTCATTTTTGATTTATACTTGTTTTTATTTTCCAAATCAGTTAAATCTTCGAGCGCTTTATCAAGAGCTTTTTCAATTCTGATTTGATTTTTGATTATGTCGTCAACGTCGTCGAAAATATTACCCATTTCTTTTTGTTTTAATGTAATCGTACATTTCATCAGAGATCTCATACATTTTTTCAAAAGGAATAATTTTTGCAATTACGAGATCTTTGGCATAAGACAAACACATTGTGTCGTATTGGCCGTTTCCGTTCCTAGTTTTGCCGCCGTTTTGAGGCTTTACTTCTTCAATAAATTTGATTCGTTTGTTTCCAAAATTATCAGATCCGGTAATTTCATACGTAACTGAATCTCCCACCTTATATCTTGGCTCGTTGGTTTTATGATTTGCCAGGCCTACCTCGCCGTTTGCAAATTCATATCTAAAGCCGAAGAATTTTCCGTAATCGTTTGAAAACTCTCCGTTTTGAATTATTGATTTAATATTACTTTTTTGCATGTGTTCTATTTTTAAAGTTAGTGATTTACATATTTGTTGAAATCCTCTTCGTGAATGTAAAAGCTTTTCCCGTATTGGGTTGCTTTCAGCCTTCCTTTTTGGATTTCTTGTTTAACAAGGTAAGCGCTGATTCCGATTCTCTCAGAAACCTCGCTTACCGATAACAAAGTTTTTAATTTATTCATATTTAAAGATTATTTGAAATTTTGCAATCTCTGACAAATTTCTCGGCTTTTGTTTTTTGCGTAAAATACGTTTGGCCGGTCATTATTCTGTCAGGATCTTCTCCCCATTCTAAAGCAGTTTCAATCTGTCTTTTATAATAAAAGGATACTGTATAATCTGCTCTAGATGAAAAGCTTTCGATTTTTGCATTATGCACGCATCTTCCAAGAAAACGCGGCATATATTTTTTAATCAATTTTTTATTTGTCATTTTTTTCATTTTTAAATCTGTAAGCAAGATAATAAAAAATAATTAAAAAAAAGAAAAATCTGAAAAAAATTAAAAATTTATAATTTCATTAAAAGATTAAAAGCAGTATGTCCGCCCAAAACAATACCGCATCCTAGGGCCTGCCTTTTAAAATGTTTTGCATAAGCCGCAGCGTAAGCAGTAGGAGAAATTCCGCAGCCGACTTGCATTCCAAAAACTCTAAATTTTTTACCAACAAACCACATTACCCCAGCGTCTGTATGATGATGGCCGCAAACGCTTGATACCATATTGTTTCGGGCCTTCATGAAAGCTTTTGATCCTTCTCCATGCTCGTATAAAACATTGTCATACTCAATGGATTCAATCCAATTCCACCCCGGAGTTCCTAAAACATCATTATACCCTTTAATCCATTTTTGCGGCACTCCTGCGGTAAACATTTTTCGAGATGCCATACGATCGTGATTGCCTACGCATACGTCAGCTTTTGGAAATGCTTCGTACCATTTAGATACTTTTTTTATTGCAAGATTTAACTCGTCTTTGCTTGACATTCCGTCCGGATCGTGTTCGTGATAGCTCCATCCGTGCGAGTCAATAATGTCTCCAATGAAAATTACTTGATTACAATTGTATTTTGAGTAAGCATTTTTGCAAAATTCCAGGTATTTATTGTGGGTAAAAGGCTCGTGAAGGTCTCCAATGATCAAAATCCTTCTCTCTTCCTGTATTAAATTGTAATAGGCGCTGAGTAATTTTCCAGAAATTCTTGGCCTAATTTGTTTCATGATTTTTTTCCTTGGCCTCTGTATTTTTTATGGTAAAGCTTTGAGGATTTAAGCTTTGAAGATTTACTTTTTGAGTGAATCCCTGGCCTTTTTTTCTTCTTTTTTTCTCTGTAAATAAATATTGCATTTCGAGCCACTATTTATGTAATTTATTTCCGAATACTTTCTCCGCTCCTCTTGAGCCAAAATAAGCGCCTACAATGAGCTGCAATACTCCCGATATATTATCAAGCGGATAATCTAAATACCAGCCTAAAACGTAGCTTAAACTGAAAAAAACAAGGGTAAGCGGCCTTACGTTCGTAGCGAGCCATGAGCCCGATCTTGCGTCTGCCTGCCATCTTTTGGTAATTCCGTCAAATTCGTGGATTTCTTGATCGAGTTTCCGTAGCGCAATCTCCTTGTCAGCGTCTGACATTTCTGAGCCGCCAATAAGAGCCCTAACAATATTACCAGCAGGGGAGTCGCTAGCAAGGCTACCGACAACTTGAGGAATTTTTTCAAGTAAAAAGCTACCAACTTTTGTGTCTTTGAATTTTTTCTTCTTCATACTCTAAGGTTTTGCCCACCGTGTTAGTAAGTCCAGATAACATTTTGCGATTTATCATTTGCGTTGTCAACGTGGATGAAAGAATCTGATACGCCGAATCTTGTAAATCCTGCCTTAAGCAAAGCTGAGAGAATCTTGTATCTTTCTCGCGATGAATTGCAGGCAATATCGGCCGCATTTCCCGTAAGATGCGCGGATCTTGTCGGTTTTTTGCCGAGTCTCTTGTATATGGATTCGTGGTGCGCTTGAGTTCTATATCCTGAATTGATTTTAAATGAAACTCCAGCAGCTCCTCTTGCCACATCCAACATCTCCAAAAAGTCAGAATCCATATTACGACCACTCCCAGGTAAATCAGGCGAGTCAAATTCATTTATTTTAAAATATTTTAGGGCCATATTGAAATTAAATATAATACCGAAGTTACAAAAAGTAAAATTAATAATTTGTTTTGTAACTCGAGATTATTCCAGGCCGTTTTTAATTTGTTGATATACTTTCTCATTTTATGAAACATATTGGGCAGTTTACGCAAATTGCACATCCTTCTATTTTATGTAAAAATTTTGTTTTCATGATTTTCAATTATTTTCTTTACAATTACATTTTTTATCGTCAAAATCCATGGCCGCTTTTAAAATGATTTTGTCCATCATGTTGTCTTGATTTTCAATTATTTGCTTTTGAAGATTGATAACCATTTCTTCAAGCCTATCTTTTGCAGATACTAAAAGCTGGATTTGACTTTCTTTTTTATCTAAAGAGTTTTTAAGCGATTCAATATCGTCAGGCTTTGTTCCTGTAATCGATGAAATTATGATCGGAATGCTGGCCGCAATTGTTCCAATCAACATCATTACTACCTCTTTGTTTGAATCTAATACCGGAAATTGTAAAAGGGTTACAATGATTCCGATTACAAACAAAAAAATAAAAAGCGATCCTGCGTAATGCCTAATCTCTTTCGCTACTCCATTCTTTGGTAAATTCATTTTGTCTTTTGATATATTTGAATTATTAATAAAATCAACGTTAAAACTAAAACCGAAGTTTGTAAGTACATATTAACTTGTGGCATTGAACTAAATATTAATGCAAATGCTGAAAGTCCGTATGTTCTTAAATCTGTTATCATTTTAGGTAAAATCTGCAGCAGGATAAGGCGTTTTAGTAGCATTAAATTCTGCTAACACTTCACTCGCTGATAATGTTTTATTAAATATTTTAAATTGTCCGAAATCTATATCTGTATGAAAATTATTTGCACCCACAAATCTTCCTAATTGCATTGTGCCTGTATTAGAAAATGAGCCAATATTTGTTGCAGTTCCATCTAACATTGTAGCAGACAAACTTCCATTTTTGTAATATTTTACTGTATCGTTTATACCATCACAAGTAAACACAATATGTGTCCAATGATTAGCTTCCATTCCTGAAGATACGCTTATTGTTCCGTTTGTTCCAGAACTACCATTACCAATGTGTAAAATCCAATTACCATTCGATGCCAAATAACCCAAAAGAAACGTTGCACTATATTCGTTTGCATTTGTAGTGTCATTTATAAAATACGCGTTACTTGCAGGTAATGTACCGAATCTAATGTATGCACTAATTGTAAATTCTTCTAATGCTGTATTTTTAAATGTTGTATCTATATGGTCATTTGAGCCATCAAGGTCAAAATAAGCAGGTGTGGTTGCACTAAAAGTTGCACCATCTATTGTAGCGTGATAGGCATTAGGATAATCATTCTTTGTAGCTAAATAGTTTTGTGCTACTTGGGCATCTGATAACGCAGAAGAAAACAATCTTACAAATCCTATTTGTCCGTTGTAATATCTTTGACTTGAACCATCTCCACCAATAGTAAAATTATTTGTGTTATCCGTAATAGATGCTGTATTTGATACAGAAGTTTTTAAAATTCCGTTTATATATATTTTCATATTAGCACCATCATACGTGCCAACGATATGCTTGAATTTACCTGTTTCGAATAAAGTTGCAGTTACTGCAGTCGATGGGCTATTTATAAAAAAAGTATATACACCACTTGCGCTTGCATACAATCCGTAACTACCATCTTTCCATACAATTCTTTGATGATTTGAAAAACTATCAGGGTTTACAATAACCTCAATACTTAAAGTAGAGGTAGGACTTAAAGACGAACTATCGGGTACAGTAATGTTTTGATTATCAGAAGCGTTGGAACCTGCATTGAGAAAATCAAAAAAGTTGCCTAATTCTTTGTCAAAATTAGCACTTACAGTCATATTGTTTAAAGTTCCCGAATTACTATTTACACTATCTACCCAATTTCCACTTGTGTAATTTGCAGCATCAAAATTTGCTTGTAAATCATTAGAATAAATAGAATCATAACTTAAAAAATTACCTGCTCTAAAGTTTTGTGCTACTTCTGAAGCCGTTAAAGCAACATTATAAATTCTTGTAGTTCCTATATCTCCATCTAATTCAAAAGCGTTACCACTACCCAATCTACCTAAAAATAAATCTGCAGCAGCATCTGTAACTCTGTTACCTGATAAAGTTGTGCTACCTTCTAAAGTTCCATCGATATAGAGTTTTACAGTACCACCTGTACTTCCACTTGATAATGTAACGGCAACGTGATGCCAAGTATTAGCTGTATATTTACTTCCTCCTGAACTTATATTTCCTACACTATTAGTACCATCATAAAAATGTAAGCTAATAGCACCACTTGAACCTGTTGATATAAATAAATCTCTATTACCTGCTCCTTCATACCTTCCAAATAAATGTTCACTTGCAGCTAAAACGTGCTGCCTAAACCACATTTCGTAAGTAGCTGCACCTAAATTTAAAGAGCTGCTATCCGATATTTGTAAATAATCCCCTGTACCATCTAAAGTAAAATAACCTCTTACATCTGAATTATAAGCAGCATCGCCATTCAAAGAAGCATCGTTTCCATTTGTGGTTTGGTCTTGCCAAGCTCCACTTGTGTAAATACCACCATCTAAATTCAAAACTAAATTACTTGCCTTATCTACTAAAGGCACATTTAAATCGTGGTTAGCTATGTCAAACCAAGTACCACTACCACTACCTGTATTAGCACCACCACTTTCTATACTATCTTCATCGTTAGCATCTAAGTGTAATACTAATCCTTGTGCTGCATCTGGATCCCCTGCTACTGCTGCGGCTGCATCTTGTGAGAATATTCTTCTATTAGTAGGCATAATTACAAACTTGTATCGTAGTTAAAAACATCTACTTTTTTTGTTAGTGCTTTTATCTCGCTTTCTTTTGTATCTACTGAACTTCTTATATTATCTCTTTCTGTTTCTACATCATCAGGTATTGCAGTACCTTTTTCTGCTTTTCTAGTTACATACCAATCTGTGCTTTGTAAACTTCTATTTGCATTAGCTTTTAGTTGTTGTATCTTGTCAGCTTTCATTTCGGCAAGTGTACTTTCAAAAGTTCTATTTTTTACATCATAGATAAATACAGTTTTAGTGTTTCCTTCTGCATCTTCGTAGTTATCTATCGTATGCAAATTATGGATTACTTGCTCCTGTTTGTTATATTCTGGTGTTACAATATCATAAAACCCATAACTTTCTAACACCTCATTAGAAGCATTTTCAAATCCACCTATAACATTACCAAAGTTACTTGGTAGTTTGGGATACTTAACTATTTTTCCTTTTACTATTCTTGCTTTCATATTTTATTTATTATGGTTGGTCTGTATCATCTACATCTACTTCGTTTACAGTGTAATTTATAATTGCATCACCATCGGTATCGTCTAAACAGCTAAATACAAATAAATTCTTTTTACTGCCTTGAAAGTTAGTAGTGCCAATTTTATTAATGTTTTCAGTTGTAAAAGTTGATGTTAATGTAATTGCAGCACTAGATAAATCTGATCCATCGCATAGCACTTCTACTACTTGACCAGTTTTCATATTCTGTAAATTAAAAGTACAAGTGCCTAAATTACCAGTCAATCTAAAGTTTGCATTACTATCACAAGCTAAATTTATTATACCAGTAGTTGTAGTAATATCTGCTGGGATTGTAGTATATCTACCTTCTAGTTTTGCGTGTGTTATGTTATCATCGGCAATATGTGCTGTATCAATACTACCATCTGTATAGTGTTCTGAATTTATAGCATCGTCAGCAATCTTGTCTCCGTTAACTGCATCAGCAGCTAGTTTAGCTGTAGTAACACCTAAATCTTTTATTCTTACTGCACCACTACCATTTGTAGCAGATAATTCTATGGTAGAATCATCTACAGTAACTTCTACTTCATCTGCATTGGCTGTAATTCCATCTCCACCTACCACATTTAAAGTGGCATCTCCTGAAGTTGCATCTCCAGTTAAACCATTACCTGCAACAATACCAGTAATATCACCATCAAACTTTTGCTCTAGTGTAAACCCACCTGAAGAATGGTCGTATGTCAAAACGTAACCATCGTTACCTGAAGCTGGTGTTATTGTATTTGATAATTGTGCAGCTTTTATTGCTAGGGTTGTACCTGATATATCTTGTGTATCAGAGCTGTAGGTTATACCATATATGTCAGCAAACATCTTTCTTACGTTTATAAACGCATCTCGTAGCGTTGCACCATCATTTGCGTTTGCTGCTGATCCTACATTTAAATCTAATGAAGCCATAATTAATAATTTGTTCTATCTATTGTTTCTAATATTGTATCTATTTTTAATTTTATAGTTGATATAAATAAATCAACTTGTTCAGTTATAAAAGCAAAAGCTTTATTAAATCCTAAAAATGTTATTGATGGTAAATTTCCCCACCAGCTTGTTTCATAAACTTTACCGTAGCTCATTTTTATTCTTTTTAAGATAACCTGAAAGTCTTATTTCGTTCTTCTCTTTCGGTTTATATTGTTTAATTTTTTTTCTTTTCTTCACAGCACCCAACCAGCAAAATTAGAATCCTTATCAGGATATATTTCTTCATTTTGGTTAGTATAGTATTCAGGAAACTTAGACGCAGCATTAAAACTCATATAATCTATAAACCTTTCAGTATAGTATTCTGCGTAATCTCTTTCCTTTGCTATCAGTGTATCTATTTCGTTTTTTTCTACTGTTTGACTGTTTTCACTTTCATGTTTAAATACACCACCGTTAGATATAGTGTAAGCGGCAAAAGGTAAATATTCTGCCATAGCATAATGAATAAGCATATCTTGTACGTAATCGTTTACAAGATTTAAATAATCACCAGCTAAACTACCAGCAACAATATCGGCACTAATTTTATTGTATAAATCTGTGCCTAAATAATTTCTAACGTGAATTTCTTGAGCTAGTTTTATAAAGTGAATAAATTTGTCTGTATCCACTGATCCACTTATAGCAGTATTTTTTACTAAGTCTTCTCGTTTTATAAATAGTGCTGTTGCCATTATTCTTCAGATTGTTCGTTAATTTCTTCTTCTCTTTCTATATCATCTTTTTTTACACCTGTTTCTTTTTCTACTTCTGCATCTGTAATGGCATTAGTTAAATCAGTAAATTCTAAAGGTTGTAATGTTTTAAAGTATAAGTCTAATTCAATATTATTATACTCTAATATTTTTTGCAGTTCATCTATAATAGTTACCTGCATTGGTCTAATAACAGTATTATCCATGAGTAAAGATGCTGTTTCTAATTCTTGAGCATTGTTACCTAATCCTGTTTTATCTTTTATTCCAACAAGCATAGGTGATACTATTCTATGAGAAACCATAACTTTAGTCATGGATTCATTTGCCAAGAACTCATATTGCTGGTAAGCATCAGGAATAGTTACTGGTTCTATTGTAGCTGCTAATTCTTTGCTGTCATTAAATGCTAATATAAATTTGCCTGCATTAGATGACCCACTAAACTTATCATAGATTGCTTTTTCTATTTCGTCTCTTTGTTCTTTGTTAGGTGTGCCATTATTAAAGTTAATTAACATGCTTGGTTGTAAACCATTTTGTATGTTATTGATGTGATAATTTCCTATTTCTTCTTCTAATTCTGCATATTGTAAACCACCTTGATAATCTACTGGTGAATAGTAATAGAATCCTGCCTTGTATGGGCGAATATAAAGTATCTCTATGCCATCTTTAGACATTCCGAATGCTGAGATACGTTTAGGCTCATCATCTTTCTTTATATCCTTCCATTTGGGGTGATAATAGTATGCTCTAACTTTACCTTCTATAGCTTTCTCAGCTCTTAGTGTTTCAATAGGCATATGCTCTACCTGAAACACTTTGGTTCTATCTTTTGTGTAGATTACCTGTACTGCTGCTTGACCCATCATTTTATAGTCATAGCAAACTTTTTTCATACATTCTTTAGTAAACAAACTTTTCATTTGCTCGTAAGCTTCAGGTTTTTCTTTACTATCTGAAGCATCTAATCCTCTACCATATATCATTTCTGATATACCATTGATAGCTGCATTGTTTGTAGCAGATCCATTATATCTATCAATTAAGTATTGAAAGTATTGGTTATCATCACCATATTCTATATAATCTTTTCTTGGGTTTTCTACCACTTCAGGAGAAGTATAAGATGATAAGTTTATAACGTGAACTGAATCTTTAGCCACTATATTTACATTTTTAGATTTGTTTTTATTTCTTGCCATATTAATCTAATACTATAAAATCATTATCGTAAGTATCTTCGGTCACATATTCTCCACTATTAATGAAGTATTTATCAAGTGCTGTTTGATCTGTACAGAATATTAACCCTCTATATATTTCTGTTGCGCCATCTTTTACTCTAAACAAATATTGCCTACCTTCTTTAAGTTCAAAGCTGCCAGTTAGTTTCATGTAACCACCATCATCTGCTTTTGTTACAGTAACACTAGATGTAGTTCTTTTCTCTTTATCTGTAAGTGATAAAGTTGGTGAAGTAGCATCTGCTCTAGCTATAAATTTTAAGTCTTGATTACTTGTTGATGTTGTTAAAATGTGCATACCTAAATAACTGTATTATCTCCGTTTGTTTTTAGGTATAAAAAAAGGGTATATAAATATACCCCTTTTCATTATCAATACAAAATTAATTATACTGCTACAGGTGTTCCTATTGTTATAGTTCCACTCAACCCTGCCATATTGCTTACTGGGAAGTTTGCACTTGTAGTATCTACAACCAAGAAATTTGGTGGAGAAACCTCTTGTGCAACGAATGTGTAATTGTATCCGTTAAAGTCACCAAGTGCATTTCCAGTACTTACAGTACCTTCTGATAAATCAGCACCTTCTTTAAGACCCATCATAAAAGCATTGTCATTTTTATCAACAACAATGATGTGTGGTCTTGCTGCTGCTAATAATTTCAATTCTTTATGGTCTTCCTTTGTTAATTTTTTCAAGGTTATGTTAAGAGTCTGCTCATAAAAGACAGTACCATTTTCTCTTGAAGCATTTATAGTTGTTTCAAATGAATTGTTTCCCTTAAGGGGATATTTATGTAAAGTGATTTCATTAGATGAACCACCAGTCATATTTGTTATCTCGTCACTACTACCAGTTGTGACTGTTCCTAAACCACCAAAGTCAATAAAGTATATTTCTTTGATACCTGCAACTACGTCTTTACAAGCTTCAGCACGAGATCTAGTTAAAACACAAGCCATATTTATTTATTTTAGTAAGAATAGTGGGCAGAATGAACTACCCACTTTCTTGTTATTAATTACCTATTAAGAATAAAGAACTATGTCGCTACCTATTCCGTGCTGAATACCAGCAGTAAATCTCATAACGATTCTTACATTCTGTGAACCATCGATATCTGCCATATCAATAACTTTAACTTCGTTGTGATCTGATAAAAGACCAGTACCGAAATACAAGTTAGATTTTTCAGCAGCGACAATAGTATCTGCTGCTAAACCACGTGCCAATACGATGTTGATTCCATCAAAGGTTAAATTTCCACCATTGTACCACTGAGTACCTTTGTTGTCTGTACCTGCAGCACCAATGTTTGATGAAAATCCACCTAAAGCCCTTACATATGCTCTATATACTCCTGAAGGAACATAGATGAATAAATCTTCTTTAGCATAAACTGCACTAGGAATCGCATCTGCAACTTTACCTAGCTCAGTTATTACATTAGAAGCAGTTACCGTAGTACCACTTACATCTACTACATCAGAGTCTGCAAGTAAAGTAGTTTTAAAACCGTCAAACTCACCAGCAGTAGAATTTGAGCCATTCCAAATATTTTGTTCCATTTTCTGAGCTGTCTTATCTGCAACGTGAGCAATTAAGAAATCAGATAATGAAGGTGGTAAATTAGAATATGCTGAGTATCCCATTTGGATAGC